TAGCGGAAGTGTGGGTCGGCGAAGATGGTCACTGGACGAATGTGAATAAGTGGATGTGTGACGAAGGCTACGCTGTTCCATATGTCGGCCAAAACAAGGCTGACGTCGAGGCGCTTCACATGGCAAACCGCGAAAAGTTACGCGCTACCGGCCTCGCCATTTAGATTCTCTGATCCATAGGGTGCATATCCACTTTTCACCGGAAATAACGGGTGTACCCCCGTGTAAAGCCTTTTTATTCATTCGCCCCCGTGTGTCGAGTGTATCGAATTCCAAGGCGTGACCTTTAGACAATTTATATGTTTTACCCAAAACAGGAAAACTAGTAGAACCACCCTCGTAATCGTCGTTTAGTGCGAACATGATGGTGGACACCCTCTTATTTTCGTGTTTACAATCGGCATCTTGGTGAGGTCTATAAAATCCACCCGGTTTATATCGAACGACTTGAAAATTTTCACATCTATTCACCTGTTCCGGTTTCACAAATCTAAGAATTATTTCTTTGAGCTTAGGATCTCGCTCAAAATCTAAAAATGTAGACTCACTTTTTCTCTCCGATTTGTCTATGTGTCTGGTATCTCCGAGGGTGGAATCTTTGAGTAAAGGTAGCGCTTTCTCTCTGATGTAATCACACTCTTCGTGAGATATAGCATTGATTTGCACACGAGGGTGCCTATATGTAGGGGTGGTAAATACGATGACAATCGTAAGGACAAATACAAATAAAAGCCAGTTCATGTATTAGTTATTTTACAGTTAGATAAATATGTAGCGCGGAACTACACAGTTGTATCTCTGTCTAATATTGGTAATGATTTCATTCGTATATTTAGATAAATGAATCGCGGTTTCTAATATCTCATCTTCCTTTTGTGGGTCGATCATCCACTGTCGTAGTAAGTCACCACCCGTGTCAACAAACATCTGGTATATGTGTTGTATATCTCTGACTTTACTGTTGTATTTATCTCTTCGTTGAAGTTCGCGTTTCAACTGGTCTTCTGAGATTGCATTCATGAGATATTCAACTCTGAGACTGAGATTACTATCATACGTGAATCCATATTTATACGCCAATTGATATTCCGCAGTTCCCACGACGTGATTCAATTGTAAAATACGAGGTGGTGCATTATTTTCTAATAATTCCCCGTATACGGGTCTACCCCCACACGGTATGTCACCGTGTTCTCTCGACTTAGATTTAAACTCAAAATAGTGTGGGTTGTGTATTCGTCCCTTTTCTACATTTCCAGTCCTCCAATCGAACGCAGTTTGACACGTCGTGCACCACATCTGTGCGCACCCATCTATCTTGTGAATCATGGTTGAACATTTCGGGCACGGTTTTGTGTCTCGGTTGATGAGTTTCATCGTTTTCACCAACTGTGGATCACACGCATGACCATCATTACACTCTTCGTTGCATTGTTCACAAAATGAACGGGAGCATATACCACACTTCCATAGTTCATCGAGAAATCCTCTGCACTCTGGATGGGGACACCCCCTCGTAAATTTGACTGACTGTTCCGCATCGTCTAAAGGTAGATTTCGTAATTCATTAATTCGGTCGTTTATATATTTAAACGATTGCTCTGCAAATATACACATCGTGAGGTAATGATCGACCCATTTACCACCCGTTTGGGATGTGTAGTGATATCTTCTTCTCGCTTTGACGTACATGTCTGAGATTTCTTGGCGCAGTCTATAAAGTTCTCGGCGCTTCAATATTCTCTGAACGTGCGGTTGAGTTTCGGGTAGACGAATGAGCTCGCGTTCAAATAATAATTGTTCGCGGCGTTTTTTATAGTCGACATTTCTAAAACGCTTCGTACAAAACGTATCTATAAACTCCCGGTTGTGATCATTTTTACAACTCATACAGTGGGGTTCTTCTGAAGTGGATAATAGATAGGTTTGACAACATTCTCTGCATGATTCGAAATCACAAAAAGGGCAACATACTTTTTTGTGATTTGTTTTATTAAAACGTTCACAGCACACGCCACACGTCGTCATGTACTTTTAGGGCTTTTTTTCTTTAAACTACTGGGTCGAGACGCAGGTTTCCCTGAGAGAATACGTTTGACTTCATTGAACAATTTTACGTATACAGGCTTACCGTGATTCTTTTCTCGAATGACGAATTGTTCATAAATCTTGATCTCTTTGTTGAGTGTACTCTTTCCCGCGTTAATCGCTTGACGAGATTGACGGACGAGTGCATCGATGCCCTTCTTGAAACGAGGACTCGACGCGGTTGTTATGTTCCTGACATCGACGAATGGGACTGGAGACATCTTACATTGTGTTAAGAAATAATTTCTACTGAGATGATCTATTCCCCCCACAAGTAACTAAATGACTTAGAAGATGAAATACGTACATTCTTGAATGGCCAAATGTGCCACATTTTACTTAAAAGTAAGAGACATTTAAAAACGATGATAGAAGACCTAGCTAAACAGATATATTCTCAACTGGGACCTGGGTACAGTGAGAGAGTATATCACAATGCCATGGAGGTACTTCTTCGTTCGAAAGGTATTCCGTATGAATCTGAGAGAATCATCCCCATCCCATTCGAGGGGCACGTGATCGGTAATTTGCGAGCCGATATTATTATAAATAAGGAAACCGTGCTCGAATTTAAGACTATCAAAACCTTAAATGAGTCGGCTGAGGTACAGGGTCATAATTATCTTCGCTTGACTGGGTTGAAGACTGCGTATCTGATAAACTTTCCTCCGTTTCAGAATCGGGAGGTTGAGGTGCGGCGTATCGCATCGCAATGATGTAAGGGAACACGCGGGCGAGTTCTTTGTATATATCGAATGTTTCATCGTAGTATTTTTTAGGATCTTTCATTTCCACGTCTAGGATGTGTTGTGCTTTGTTCATGTAAAATTTTGCCTCATCTATACAAAACTGTTCGTAAACATTCATTTACGAATACAACAATTGTTGTCTTTATATGGTTGGTATAAATTCCCAATGTAGATCGTTACATATGAGTTTCCATATGACGTCTTGTTGATATAACTTTTCTTTGCTTTTGAGTAGTGGAAAATATTGTAGATACGAATCTTCACTCAAAAGTTCACAAAATTTATATAACACGTAAGAATAACTCAAAAAATTGCGCCGATGTGAGGGACAATTATCATCGAATGGTTTTTGTATGTCCTTGAACATGATTCTAAGTCGTTCTTCTAATTCTTGAGGCATGTTAGGGGGTTTCACACCACTCAATATGTTTGTAATGTAAGGCACGTGTTCGTAGTACTTGTTCATTTTCAACTTTTTCAAAAGTGCGCGCACGCGTGCGTGTGTGATCTCTTCCAACGTTTTGATCTTTATCTTTTTGAGTTCGTTCCTAAGTTGGTCCATGACCTCTGTCGGTATGTTCGTGGTTTCCTGCGCTTGAAATTGTGAGAGCCACTCGTTGAAGTGATTTTCTCTTTTGTATGAATAATTTACAATTTTTTCAGACGTCTCTTGCTCCTCTCTGTATGTGAGTTCTTCGCTTATCAAGCATGCGAGCACTGCACCACACCCGTCACACACGAGTTCACTCGTATCCGAAAAATGAAATATATTGCTATTCTCACACGTTTCACATTTGTCACTTTTCTTGATTATCTTTTTATCGACTGTTATATTCTCTACGTCCGATAGATATTCATTAAATATATCCTTTCTCTGTAACCCAGATGTAACCTTACAATTAAAGACGTTATCTGTGCTCACTTCTATGTCTACCTCTTCCGTGTATTGTTTCATATATGGCATACATTTGATGATATAATCTGACATGTCTTGTTCACATTCACCACGCTTCGATGGATCTTCATCTATTAGTTGCTTCCATGCGTCTATTTTGTTGTTATATCGACTCAAAAAATTTCCCTCCATATAATTAGTTAGAATGCTACGCAATCTTTTAACTACCGTAATTATATGGGTTTACGATACTTATAAAAATTTTGTATCCATTCCCGATCACAGGATACAACACGCATTCATGGAATATTTCACAAATAACAAAAAATCGTGTGACGTGGACGATCCCTTTTGGAAAAGTGAAGCCGATAAATGGGATGGCCTCTTTGATGAACATTACGTAGCGCTCGATGATACGAGTTATCAGGTGGGGGATGTACCAGAGCGTGTCGAAAAGGCGATCATTCGAATCAAATACTGGTACAATGATAAGTTGTACAAGTATTTAACATACGACACGAAACACGAATGGCCACCTAAACAGGGGAAGGATATAGTATTCAATGTACCACTCGTATCAGCTCATTTAGTAGACGCGGACGATAAACCCGTAAAGGATATATTGGGCAAAGTGAAACGGTACGCGGGTCCTCGAGGTGATTTTCATGGTGAAAAGGTGAAGATAAGTGACATGTTATATTACGATATGGATACACTAAAAACTATGTACCCCGCCATAAAATTACGGAATATTTTCGGTAAAGTCAAAACTGTGAGTACAATCACCGGCTATGTTACTGATCTTTTTGTTCTTTAGTGGCGAGATAGAATTTAAGATCGCCGAGATTGGCGACGTTATATTTAAGAATCAAAAAACGATTTAATTCTTCTTGCATGATCTGCACAGTAGAACACATACTGGTCGCTTTAGTAAATATATTCATGTACCGAAGAGAATACATACCCGAAATATCCGGACTCTCTTCCGTACACTGAATCTCGGTCTCTTGATTTGCAAAGTCACCCTCGCATTTTAAACGAAACATGTGTCCGTCGCGCGTGATTTCTATATCACCGCCGATGTTGTACATATCTCTACATATTCTCTGAAAGTCAACAGATGGCATCGGTGTTATCGTGGTCATATTCATTTCGGGTACCTCTATTTGATTTTCGTTTATATCGAGCAGTTTGAGTGCAAATTTAGTGCACGTCTTCTTAGTTTCATTGTGAATTTCGATGTCCATGTACTCCCTAGATTTTATAGACATGATGAGAACATCATTATTCGTTATTGATTTGAGAAGTTTGAACGTATTCGTCACGTTTATTCCGGCGACGATTTCATTTTCGCAGGAATATTCCTCAAAGTTATCCGCCGCGAGAAACATATCAACGAGCGATGTGCGCGCGGTGTCTAACGTCGTGATGTAAAGCCCGGATGGTTTGAAATATATGTTTACGTCATTGAGTATATCTTTAAGAACCTCAAATGTTGATTTTATAGCACTCGCCTGGATTGTAGCGAGTTTCATCATACCTGTATCTTACGAGTCTTATTTCTTTATGTTATTACTATACGTCTGGGATACATCTCGGTTTATCTTTTCTTCAAGTTCTGGTGTCATCGCGGGCTGAAGTGTGCGCCCGTAATCATCGAGACCAAATATATCGGAATTCGACTGGCCGTCTAAAGTCGTCATGGAACATCCACCGAATCCACACGAATCGACGTCGTTGTTAGGCAGTAGCGACTCGAGCCAGTTTTTTATTTCATTGCCGATGAGAAATTTACCATTCTTCGTCAACATCGTCGGCACGCGCGTTATTTTGTGTGCATACTGCGGTGGAATACCTCGCTCGTTTATGTTATGATAATTCACGAGCTGTGCGAGCTGGGGTTGTCTCTTAATGAAATCGATAATGTCTAGACTGTGACTACACCGTGGACTGTATATCAGCAGCGACATTTAAAATACCGCGGTAAAAATTTGTCGTAAAAAGGGCGCACCCATTATATTAATTCTCTGTGTAATGTAATGAAAAATAAGGTCATCATTCCCATACGATCAAATGGTAAGTTAAGTAAACACGGATACGAAGACGTGCGTGAAAAATCGGAGCTCGCGAGACATCGCGCGCTCGGAAAATTCATTCGCGCGGGGGAACCACCACTCAGTGTTTTTCGGCGTCTTAACGTGCTCATGATATTATTTAGAACCACGAATCCCAAATTATCTAAAATTTTTAAGGCGGATCGCGACTGGGTAAAGAAAACGTACATGTGATTTATATGAACGATCCACTTTTCTGGAGTTTTTTTCAAAATTTTTATGCGTGTATATTAATAATGATTCCAAGGTGGGTATCGTTACTCGCATTGATTGTGCTCGTGCTTTTCCTGATGTCCAGGCGAACAGAGATGTTCACGACTAAAGATGCGACATCCGACGTAGACGAAGGTGTTCTCGATTTGTCCGCATACGAACGACTGGAAAACGTTAAAGTTTCAAACAGCGTGATGGAACAAATCGTGCTTTCGGTAAACAAACGCATCCAGGAACTGACGGGTCTTTGTACATACATCATAGACACACACGAAGTTCGTAAATACAAACACAAACAAACCGGTGATGAAGTGTATCGATGCCGTTTCATGGTGCTTAAACACGGTGGATTTCCATACGCGTTCGCCGTGACTTCTGATGTTCGGATCATGAATGACCCAGATCGTGTGAACTGGAACGATTTCAACATGCAAGCCACGCTTCGAACACTCGGTGTGTCCCAGAGCGATGTCGATTCAGCGATGATAGATGCCCCCATCGAATTCATCGATGAAGAGACGGGTAAAGTTGATGTGACTAAGCTCATCATCGCCAAATACATGAAAGAAGTGAGTAAAGCGAACCCCCTCGTCGTCGTCATATCTCTCAGAACACAACCCATCGATGTGAACAAGCCCACGGACACTAAAATGTTCACCACCGACAAAGATATACGCGAATTCGAAGATTTTGATAAAATTCGCGAGAACCACATTAACTACATAAAAAGCAAGCCCATCATCGAAAAACAAATACTCACATCCACAGAAATGTACGACCGCCCAAAAATTCTCGAAAATAATTAATTGATTTAATCTAATGATCAGTGTCGATGAATTGTCAAAGATATCTGAAAAACGGAACAAATTACGAAAAGAAACGTATGTGAAAATATACGAACAGATATCAAAGAAAATCAGGCAAAGTGCAGAATTCGGAAATAAATTTTTACTCGTATCCGTACCGTCATTCGTGGTTGGTTTCCCAGCGTTCGATAGACTCAAAGCCGTGCATTACATAAAACGCCAACTCGATCTGGGTGGGTTTTACACCAGACTCGTCGGAGACTACGAAATATATGTATCGTGGACGTACAAAAAGAAAACGAATAAATCTGAAAAACATGAATCGATCGAAGAATTCGGTGATTTTCCTTCATTCGTCAATCTGAAGAAAGTTGCTAATAAATACAGGGTAAATGCGGGAAAAGGCTCGTAAAAAAATTTCACTCTATCATAAATGGATAATCTCAACGTACTCGTGGAAGCTAAACGCGAGTATCTGGGACAATTGTCTCATCTGATGTGTCCAGTTATGATCGAAACATTTGATAAAATATTTGAAGAGGCGTACACCATGTCTAAGGGTAGAAAGGTGTTGATCATGTTTCAAAAGCTACTCAAGGAAGTTCCGAATTGGAACGAGGGTATGTCTAAGCAGCACACCGATAACATCGCAAATAGGTGTGCGTGGTTTAATGATCTCCTCGCCGCGGTGTTCGTGAGTTGTGTGAAGATTCTTTCGTCGGTCCGACTCGGGAAGGATAATAAAAAGATATCGCTCAAATTGCCGACGAATGAGACGTTCATACAGACGTGTTACAATAACATCGCGAAGGATATCTACAAAGATCCATACATCTTTACCGAAAGTCAGAACGAACACGCGAGAGATGAACAACTGTTCCAACGATTCAGTGCCGTGATCGAGGCGTCCGTTCGAGAACTCATTCCAGTACAACAAATACTGCAAACATACATGTCGAATGAAAATGAAGACATCGATGTCGGGGGTGAAGCGACCGACGCAGAAGACCCAGAATTTGTCGACGACTACACTCACCCAGAACCAGAACCGGAAGCTGAACCCGAAATGCAGGAAGAATCCGAACCCATGGGTATGGAACCGGAATCCAGTGAAATTCAACAGCCAGAACCCGAACAATCTCCGTTTGATAATGAATTTAAGACCATATCTACTCAACCAGTTCAACCCATGGAAGAACCCGAAGAGGAGGATGAAGAACCCGTCCTATTCCCAGACGCATCTGAAACCCGCGCAAAAAAAGTTGGCTATAATTAAATGGAGTTCGAAGACTATCTGAGAGATCCAGCGTGGGCCGCCATCATAGCAGGTATCATCACGGCGGGATACATTCACATTAAATCCAAGCTCAACAACGAAGGTAAACTCCCAGCGAGTGCTTATTCCAAACCCGCATTTTTGAACGCGATTCTCGTTTTTTTCATAGTATCAAATGGTATAGGTGGTAAGGAAACCATATCGACAGAACCATTCGCTTAAAGACAAAGTGAGTATAGAACATAGTAAATATGAGTTCTGTGAATGCTTTCAATGATATGATGGGTCAATTTCTTGCGGAACTTCACAAGACGTTTCCAGAAGAAAAGGGTATCAAGAAGTGTATGTCCGGGTTTGAAATTATGCGAACCTCCAATCCACGCCTCGTCGTAGATGGGTTCATGGCGAGCGTGACTCCGTTCGCCGAGCAGATTTCTTCGAAGGATGATGCATTCTTTCTCAATGAAGCTAAAAATCTTGATTTCTTGAAAGATGTGAAGATTGAGGAAAAGTGGGCGTCTATCTCGAATCAGACAAAGGAGGCCGTGTGGCAATATGTCCAGACGCTCTACATGCTCGGCACGACGATCAGTTCTATCCCAGCGGACACTCTCTCTATGATTGAAAAGGTCGCGAAGGAGTGCGCCGACAAACTCGAAGGTCAAGACGGTGGAATCGATGAAGCCGCACTCATGAAGACCATGCAGGGTATGCTAGGGGGTATCTTGAAAAAATAAAACTAATATATATTAAATGAGCTCTTGGTTTAGAGACCCAAAGCAACTCGTTGATGATAAAAAAATCCTTGAATTTTGGCCCACCAACATACAGACCTCAGCACAGCGCGTCAATGCCGGCTCGAGATTTATTATTTATGCGGCGTGCATCCATTATCTCATCAAACGGGACGTCAGAATTTTCGTTCTCGCGGCGACCGCATTGGGAGTTCTTTATGTTATGGATCGGTCGGGTATGGTGAAAGAGTGTGCAACGTGGGGCGTTGAACGTTACGAGACTATAGGCGATGCGTGTCAATTGCCAACGATGGATAATCCAATGGCAAATGTTCTCATGGGTGATGAACCAAACAGGTTACCAGCGTGTAAGTATGAAACCGTAAAGGCTGATGTCGACGCATTCATTGTGGGTGACACCCCATTCGGACCGGCTCGATCCCGATCGACACTCCCAATGTATCAACAAAACGCACTCGCGAGGCAATTTGTGTCCGGTCCAGTGACCACGATTCCAGGTGATCAGACCAAATTTGCTGAATATCTTTATGGTAAGAAGGGTGCACCCATGTGCAAGAGTGACGGATCAATGTGTGACCCAAATGCACGTGGGGTCCAACTCGAAGCTTTCGCCGGTCTCGATCCAAATGGGGATGCGAGAAGAACCGCCACTAGACCACGCTCGACATAAATAAATCTCACGTAATAATAAAATGGCTTACCAATTGCAGCCGGGTCTTAAGTTGGTTCAAAATCCAGCCGTTCCAGTAAACTGTGCGACGGAAGAGGTCTTTGTGTATCCTCAGCCCAGTACGTTGAATAATGGGTCATCTCGACCAAACACTATGTTGTATGGGACCGCACCTTTCATGGCTGGAAAGGGTGCACCAGCGGAATTCATAGAAACGAGCGATCAACTTCGCCCACAATCCACTTCTCGATTTAACAAAGTGCTCGCCAAAACGTACGAACAAAACTTATTCCCACTTCAAAATATGGAATGCAAAATTCCACTTCGTAGCATAGGGTATGAACCAATGAGTACTCGATCCGAACTACAAAATGGTTTGTTTAATCAAAGATACTTAAATAAAAATATCAATAAGAAATAAGAATGGCTGATCCCATATCTGTCGCAGCTATCGCGGGGCTTGTCTACGCGGGTCGTAAGTTGAGTCAGCCAAAGGAGACTTATTTGATATCGCCAGCACCAACTCCAGCACAATTAGTCGTGAGTCCCAGTGTTGAACTTGTTAGAGAACGTCCAATTGAAAATTTAAAACCAACCAAGGTTCCCGTCGATAACATGGCGGTCGTCGCACCACAATTTAGATCGAGTGGCGAAGAAGTCCTCGAAATGAGAAACCGCATGAATGATTACAATCGAATGAATAACGTTTCTCCAGTGGAAAAGCGACTCGTGGGACCGGGTCTCGGCGTCGACCCAAATGTCGCGAGTTACGGTGGTTACCAACAGCTTTTGCGTGTAAACCCAGAAAACGTTGGTGCTTACAGAATGACCACACTCCCCGGTAGATCTGGCCCCGCGCAAGACGTGAGTGGTGGTCGACGCGGCATCGCGGGTGAGGTGGCACACAATAGACCCGAAAAGACGGCTTTCTTGCCGGAGCGCCTCCCGATGACGTTTGGACGTGCACAAGGCATGTCTGGTCGCACCCCGCGTGGTGAACACGAACGCACGAAGCGCACGACGAATCGTGCGGAGACTGGCTTACGAACGGATACACTCAACGTAGCCCCGGCGAAGCGATTCATTTCCGCGAACACAGTGTCCCAGGATCCAACCAGAAACAAGAAAGATGGCAACATGGAGCAATACCAATACACAAACCAACCACAACCAGGTATTCACAGTTACGCACATGGTTATCTCGCTTCACCAGAAGTATCGATCGGTGGAAGCCGTGCGTACACGACCGAAGAGTTGGCCAATTATGGTTTCAGACCGGATGAACGTCGTGGTAAAGCGAATCGTGCAGCGAACCCGGGTAGAATGAATGTTCGCGCCGGTCCATTGAACCAAGGTGGTATGGTCACGAGTGTTCGAAGCGACACGACCCGGGTCGATGGTCGTGTGAATCCTCAAGCGGGTGGGTGGACGCAGCAGTACACGAACACAGCCTTCCATGATCTCAATTCGTACAAGGGAAATGCGAATCCACACGCTTCTCAGGCGAGTCTGGGTGTTGCGAAACGTCAACTTTTGAATAATCCTTACGCACACCACTTGTGTTAAATTTGGTCGAAAATCAGAGTAATACACTCATTAAAATATTGTCCATGTATTTTAATGAAGGTCCATACCTTAGACATAGATAGTGGTGACCGTGATCCGATCGCGTATCCAACACCAGGTGATTATGTCATACACCTCAAAAATCCCGTATACGATGTGTCTAAGATATCACTCGTGTCCGCTCGGATTCATAATAGTCAGTTGTTAATACACGAAAGGAATAATACCTTTACGATAAACACGTCATCTACGAGCGAAATTGTCTCGATTCCAACTGGAAACTACGACGGCACCGACTTAGCGAGTAACGTCTTGCAATCTTCTACGATTATCACCGGTGCGACGTACGCACCCACTACGAATGACATAACATTCACCGCGGCGAGTGATTTTACATTCGCATTCTATGGAGGTGAAAATGGATACACGTCGTCCGCTATGTATACGACGCCTCACGATATACTTGGTTTGCCTGCAAATAATGTACATTCGACGGGTAATTCACTCAAAACTGGAAGTGTAAATCTACAAGGGGTGGATGCATTCGTTTTAAAGTTAAGTAGTGGTTCGGATGAATTTAACAAGACTATATATTCAGACACACCGTTTTACACTGGGCGAATACTCGCGTGTGGAGACGTCGTGAATTATTCTGGTTCCGACGATACACTCGAACACAACTTTGATTCCGGGAAACAGCAAACAATCACGAGTATACGGGTACAATTCTTTTACAGTAGCAATGGGCGTCTCATACCGTACGATTTCAGAAACGCAAATCACGTGTTAAAACTCGCACTCACGTGTTCGACTGATAAACTTGAAAATGTGGCTAAAATAGAACGGGATTATTCACTCCCGCCACCCGTGTACATACCCGAATTTGAGGATGTACAGAGATGGGATGCTTTTGTATCCATCTTTTTGATAGTATTGGTCGGAGTCGTGATGCTTTTGGTATCCAAGAAACAATCTTAACGAGTGACCGCGTAGATTGGTTGCGCTGGCTTTTGGACACGAGCCGACATACGAGAGACACCGAGGTAGACCACGATGGACAACAAAGTGGTGAACAGCGCCGTGAGGGTGTAGTTCATACCACCGTTCTTGTTGACCTTGACGACCTGGTTAACCAACCAGCGGACGAGGTCCATCCAAGAGAGGGCCGCGGCGAAGGAAAACCCGGCGACGATGGCATTCAAGGATTGCGATTCGAGTTCTTGGCTCACGAGCGTGATGGTTTCGGCAGCGGTTGACATATTTTATATATTACCATTAGAAAAAATTATTCCGAAACGAGTTCCTCTATGAATAGGATTTTTTTGTATTCTTTGGCCTGATATCCCTTTGCTTTAGAGACGCCACCCTTCTTAGATTCATCTTCTTCATCTTCTTCGTCTGAATCATCATCTGATTCCGATTCGCCGACTCTAAATTTTTTATATTCAGTATCCGTCCATCCTTCGGGCTCAGTGTCCATTACTATCGATTGCATTTTTTAAAAGTTGTTCTGACGGATTCATGGGAACCCACGAATCCCACAAATCATAGGATTCGTTTATCTTGTTCATTCCGACGTCATCACCTGAATATCGAGTGAAATCACCCTCACATTCCTCTAAAATTTCGATATCATCTTCGTCATCCTCATCGTCGTCGTATATTTCTGGGAAATATGAACCAATTTTTTGACCGACCTCATGCATCGCGCAATACTTCATCGCGTATTCCACGTCTTTCATGAGAATCGCACTTCTTCCACACGCCTTCGAGTATTCACACGCGAGTAACATGGCTCGTTCGAGTACAGGCATCAGTATGTTTGACATCGCCTGCATGTATTCTTCTGTTTGTGGGCTGTCCGCTGATGTAGAATCGAAACCTGTCTTCATTATGTATTAAATAATAAATTTGCAGTTCCGTTCTCCACGCGGAGTATATTGTAACTTTGCGCGTAGACTCTAAGTTGCTTGTCTACTATGTTTGGGTAGTCAAAGAGACCTATTTTTAGTGTTTGGTTCTTTATGACCGAAAAATTAAGTTGCCCCGTTGGATACCATCGTTCCGGTTCTAAGGCGAAACTGTACATGTAAAAGCGTCGTAGCAAAGGTGTTCTGGAGTGATGCTTAGACGGTTGAATCGCTCGAATGTGCACGACATTACCCGTCACTTCATCGATGACGGTATCGCCGTCGAGATCCAAGTCTATGTATTTAACTTGCTCGCTATTCGTGAAAAATGTGTGATTGTCTATGTTCGTGACCGATGAATATTGATAGGGCGTCACGAAATCATTCTCTACATTTGGGTTTTTGTCGAGTTTATCCTGTACGACAAAAAACAACTCCTTTACCGAGTTCGTGAAATCCAATTGAACCGCGTGTACGTTACTTTGTTGTAGTGCGTCGTATTTACCGTCTCCACTTTTCAATTCAAACGTATTCATTTGCGTCTGTGTGATCACGTAGTCCACGCGTTTCGGTGTTTTCTTATCTTGTAAAGATATCATCTCCAATGCGAGATTCAACTTCTTGATGAGTCCCGTGGGATTTTGACCGATGTAATAACTTCTGCTATACGCATCGATGGAGTTATTTATTGTAAAAATGCAATCTTCCGCCTTTCTAAATTTAATCACCACCTCGACTTCTTGTTTCGTGATGGCGTGAAGTGGGATGGCTAATTCCGGGTATCCGTGAAAGTAAAATGGGATGTCGACTCTGTATGAAGTATCTAATTTAGAACTCGCCACTCTGTCGTCTCGTATTTCTTTGAAGTAGTCGGTGTATACCGGAAAGTTCTTATTTGGTTTACCCACGAGCTTGTTGAGTGCCGCTTGTTTCGATTGCGTGACGTAGAGTTCCGAATGAATAGCGAACATATCCGATGGTACTCGTTGAATGAGTGTACCACCTATATACAGATCCGCGTATTCTATCATGGCTTGCGCTATCGATTCACAGTACGTCACGTGGTCACGTGCACCGGGTAGATTTTGATCTATCGCCCCGAGTGTCATTTTCACACTCAAACCTTTTATCAAGTCACCTTGGTTTTGTGGAATAACACATCGTAGTTCTTCGTCAAACTCCGGGTGACCATCGAAATCTAGATCTTCGTAAAATCTGGCATAATTCGAGTGTTTTTTGAAGTTCTTTATGAAATAAGTATATTCTGGATCGTCGGTGAACAATCTGTCCTGTGGACCCACGGTTTCTAATTGAATCCTACCGGCCATTACTAATATTACCCTCTAAAATTTTAACCCAGCGATACCGCCGCTGACTCGAAGTACGTTATAATTCGATGCATACACGTGAAGTGTGTGTGCGTGCGCGTCATTCGTACCATCGAGTTCAACTTCGAGAAGTTTGTGTATGACACGGCTCATGTTTACTTGTCCGGTTGGGTAATGTACTTCTGGTTTCATAGAAAACGTGTATACACCGAATTCGTTATCCGCGTCGATCGAATTCGTGTAATGCTTCAACGGCTGTTCGGCTGAGAGCATGAGATTATCTGCATTTATGATTTCGTGATTGTTGAATTTTAAAAGTACCCGCTTTATGGGCACGTGTGCGCGAGTCACATCGCTTTTGGCGATGAAAAAGAGTGTTTTCACTGGATGTTTAAAATTTATCATGACGGATTTCTTTGAAACACCCGGATCCATCTTTATTTCCGCGAGTTGAGTTTGTGTTATCACGTATTCGATGGGTCTCGTGAGTATAAAGTTCTTCTCTTCTCTCGTGATGTATACGAGATCGCCGTAGAGACTCATATTTCTTAATTTCACGTCACACGTGATGGATGTATTTGAATACACACCTGTATTTACATCGTATTCAACCGTGAGTTCGTTCACGGGTTTAAATTTAACCTTTATTTCGATCATCTGTACATCTAACCCACACACCGGAATGGCGAGACTTGGATGTCTATTAAAATAAAAGGGTAATTGGACTCTGTATTTTTGAAAGTCCGTGTATTGTTCATACGTCGCGTCGTTGATGATCGGATAACTGTTATGAAGCGTCGTCGCGACGAGTGTAAAGTCTGAATCGTTTTGTGTATACATTAATTGATTATACATGTATATGTAATCACCCGTGATGCGCTGAATTGTCTGCCCACCTATGAGGAGGTCTGCATATTTTATCATTTTAGTGGGTGTCGATTTGTCCCACCGTATTTGTTTGACGTTTAGCGTCATCGCGTACGAATTGTCGCTCTTCAAACGTATTCGACTGTTCGCATAATTACCTTGTATGTTAACCTGAATGTTCAAAGTAATTCTATAATTACCCGGTGTCACTTCCTCGTGCACGACGTCATTCACACCGACGTTAACGACTTCAAATTCGTCCGTGCTCTCGAACACGTATTGTATACCCTGGTATACGTTAAGACTCGTGGTCGAGTCACCGTCGAGATCGAGTGCGCCGACCGTGGAACCCTGTGTGAGTGTAAACGAACGGTTATTTTCGGCGAGTGGTTTAGGTGGGGGTAAGTCCACGTTAATAGTCGCACTCTTTAACAAGTCACCCGAATTAGTCGGTATGAATGCAGTCGTTTCGTTTCCGTATTCTTCGAAGCGCTCAAATGGGATTTCAATTTGTTCAAAAGCAAACTTTGTGTGGCGTCTAAATCGACTAAGAAAGTGTGAATATTGTGGTTGTTCGGTAAACCATCTGTCCTGGATTCCCTTGGTGGCGAGCGTTAAACGACCCGACATTCCTATTATTTGTGAGTAAAATTTTGTGAAATAAAACGATACACTATTTTAGAATGAACATTCAGTTGCGAAAATTCAATCCAGAGAAGATGGAAGATGATAGAATATGTGTCTTCATAGGAAAACGTAACACTGGTAAGTCGACATTAGTGAAAGACATCATGTATTACAAAAAACACATACCAGCTGGTATAGTGCTTTCCGGCACAGAAGAGGGTAATCATTTTTATGGAAATTTTGTGCCAGATGTGTGCGTCTACGGTGATTACGACGGAGAGGCGGTCGATCGTGTATTATCCAGGCAGAGAAAACTCGTCGGCACCAAGGGTAAAAACAGAACGAACGGGGCATTCATGCTTCTCGACGATTGTATGTATGACTCGAAATTTCTTAAAGAAACCAGGATACGTCAGTGTTTCATGAACGGAAGGCACTTTAACGTGTTTTTTATGCTCACCATGCAATACGTCATGGACTTACCCCCAGCGTTGCGCGCTAACGTAGATTATGTATTCATACTCAGAGAAAACATCATACAGAACAGAGAAAAACTCTATAAATCTTTCTTTGGTATATTTCCATCGTTCGACATGTTTTGTAAGGTGATGGATGCGTGCACAGAAAATTACGAGTGTCTCGTCTTGGATAACACGGTGAAAAGCAACAAAATAACGGATTGTGTTTTTTGGTACAAGGCTAAGATTAGAAACGGGTTCAGGGTGGGGAGTCCGCAGTTGTGGAACATGCACAAAAAAACATACAATCCAAAGTACCTGGAACAGCAGGAGGCCGACGCAAAAAATGCAACTAAGAAAACACGTCTCACCGTGACGAAACGTAAAACTTAATCGCGTCACTCACGCATTTCAAAAAAATCAACATACATAAATGTCTACCGACGTGCGGACGTTGAATCTTTCCGAAAATGATGATGGTATGGTTCCTCTGACGACATCATTCGTGCAAAACAATCAACACGAAAAAAATGTGAGTCAAAATAAAGAAATGACCATGGATTCCACGCCGATATCCGATATCATGGGACACCCAGAAATGCCACTCGAACCACCTATGATGGAATCCGACCCACGGGTTCAACAGCCCGTGGTCATGCAACAGCCCATGGTCATGCAACAGCAGCAACAGCAACAGCCACAAATGGCGGTACAAACTAAAAATCCATTCAACCTTACTGATGAGCAGATGCAAGCCGTCGTCGTCGCGGCGTGTACTGCGGCTGCCATTAGTAAGCCTGTTCAGGAAAAGCTCGCCAATTACGTGCCCCAGTTCTTGAATGAACAGGGACATCGAAGCATGGTCGGCCTCGCGGCCACTGGTGGGGTGGCGGCGGCTATCTTCTACGTTCTCAAGCGATACGCTTAATACATCAAACGATATATATACCTACTGCCACCATTGAATATGTTGGCACCAACTAACCCGACGATAAACGCGGGTATCAACAGCGCCAAAGAATTTCCGGTGCTGTTGATATCCTTACCGAACGAGTTCATGTCTTCTCGCACCTTTGGTATCGACACTATAAATATAGACGCAAACGCGTAGGCGATCCCACACGCCAAGAACATGAATTTGTGATCCACACCCAAATTATTCAATTTTATGTATCGAGCGTACCCACCGCGCGCGATCAAATTCAACGTCAATGGAATCAATCCGAGTATGAGCGCGGACGTGATCCATGGTTTTTGGCGTTCGTTCGTCTTTTCTGCGAGAACTGGGCTCATCATGATGACGATGACCGCAACCCACATGAAAAGGAAAGTAAAGAGGCTTCTATTCATATTATGTTATACCTACATTATTTATCCTGAATGTGCTTACCACAAAATTTAGTCTTTTCTGGTATCTCTTGGTATATACCTATGGCGACACACATTGACTTGAGTTTATCGTATTTATCCCAATAACTTGAACTGTGTTCGTACTCATCGACACACCCGTGTGCGAGTTCGTGAATCAACACGTGCATGATTTCATTGGTTTCACCGTCTATACACAAACCTATCTCGTGTCCTTTGTTGATGTTGTATCCAACGCTTCCTTGCTGCGGCCTGTGATGCGCGGTTATGGGTATTTCGTGTACGAGGTGTGCAAATTCTGGATCACCCGAATCATGTATGTGTCGCCTTAAAATTGTATATCGTTCTTTCACGGCGCGTAACTTCTCTGGCTCTTTCGTGTTGATGAATATGAATATGTTTATGATTAAAAGTACCAGTGTGAGTATCATCTCCTATATACAAAGATAAATTTAGAGTAGAGTTCTGAAATGGGGTTCCCCGAGAGTGGTTCCCACGAGTGAAGTCTAAATCCTATTTTTTCTAAACGAGTGACTAATATATCGCGGTGTGCTATGGGTTCCGTCTTTGCACCGTCTTGGTAATACGGTGTTTCTTCTAGGTGCACGAACAACTTCTCACCAAATCCACCGTGACTCGAGGATTTCATGAGAAAGAAACTCTCCTTGCCATATTTGAGTGGAGTCTTGAATATGATTTGATTTGAATCGGGTATGATGCCGATCAATTTCCCACCGGGTTTCATGCGCCTAGATATCTCGCGCGTCGTGTTTCTGAAGAGGTCTTCACTCGCGAATATGTAGTGAAGTGAAAAATTGTAACACACGACATCGTGCTTACGGTTTGGTGTAGACATCACGTCTCCAAGATAAAAATTCACGCGCATCTTGAAAGTCTTCGCCCTAGATTTGGCTTCCTCCAGTGCATCCTCGAGTGGTTCACACGCACTGAGATTCACTTTACACTGTTTATATTTTCCGAGATCTCCACCGAACCCACACCCCACGTCTAACACGGCGTCACCTTCCCTACATATTCTCTGTATGAGTTCCCGCTTCTCCGCGTTATGGTGTCTCCGTATCTCGTCCATTAAAATAATTAATATTTTTATATTGTTCGTTTGACTTAGGTATCACTCGTGGTAAAGACGGGTCTTTTCTTTATGTGTATGTTTTGTACATGCTATGTGGAAGGCATTTAAAGTAACACCATACTTTTTGGGAATTTAAAAACAAAAAATAAAAAAATATTTTTTTCACTTTCTTTTTAAAGAAAAAAGTTTTGAAAAAAATATTTTTTTTTATTTTACTTTTCAAAATTTTACAAAATTCTCGTCATTTGATTTAAAATATATATACTCTCTACATAAAAAGTTCGAAAAAACATGGTGTTACTTTAGAGCTCTACCCCGTCGATTGATTTAAAATGGATATACTCTCTACATAAATTTTTAAAGTAACACCATACTTTTTGGGAATTTAAAAACAAAAAATAAAAAAAAATTTTTTTCACTTTCTTTTTAAAGAAAAAAGTTTTGAAAAAAATATTTTTTTTTATTTTACTTTTCAAAATTAGAAAAATCTCATAAATATTTCTCTCGACCCTATGTCTCCACAAGACCAATTATAGACGTAACAATGGTTATGGCCGTTACCCATCATGAACCTATGAGCACGAAGTGTACTGGAATCCAAACCAACATCCAGTGTATTATATACATCGAACCCCGCGTTGCGAGCTAACACGGTGGCGTCTTTTAGGTCTCCTTTGCCCGTGTCGTAGAACATGTACGCCTGTTTCACGCGGATGCCAGTCTTCACCGACGTGTACGGCACGGAATAATAAGACGTGACGTGACCGGTCGTGTCGTTTATGTATGTGTACACGATGTCGTCCACCGGGGATAGCCAGCGTGTCACGTAATCTTCGTCGATGATGGGTGCGATCGCGTATTTAGACATGTGTTCGGTGAGTATACCCGCGACTTTGGATGCGTCTTCATCCGTGATGAGTCTATGCGTGCACGAACCCGACACCGCGTGTGGTCTTTCCCGTTCGTTTGAAAATTTAGCCCGGTTGAGTTTCGGTACGTTCAAAAGTCTGTGCCAATAATTGGTCTTAACCAAGGGTGTCGGGAGTTCCGCGACGGCCGTGTACACCGCTTGCCATATACCCTCCACATTCGCGCGTCGACGTATTTCAGATATGAGTAAAGGCGCCATACCCTTATTACGAAGCGTGTCGTGAACGCACAGAAAGTTTATCTGAAGCACATCGACCACGTCCGTGTGAAACCTATACTTAGAAGGCATACCGGATATGAACCCCACGAGTTTACCACCGGTCTTAGTTCGTATACACACGTTCCAGTCCTTATCCGTGGCCCAACTTATGAATTGTCTCGAGTACTCCAACGAAAAGTGCTCATCGCGGACGTAATGCGAACTCAACAACCGCGCCGCTTCGTCTATGGAACACGTCGACCATTCGAACCCCTCGGGTAAGACGACGGGTGTATCGCTGCACGTTCTCGACGAATCGATCTCACCCACACGCACACTGTGTTCCACGGGCATGGGTTGTGTATTCCAAAACGTGTGCACCATTTGTAATACAAGACACCACGTTTTTAAGTTGGCTTAAAGTTTTGAATGCATGATAACATAGAAATGTCTCTTGAACAAGATTACACCGTCGTACCCGGTCAACTTTACGCCTGCCTGTCGGTGGTTGGCCCGGAATGTCCACAAAAGAATGACAAATTTGGCATCAAGATTCGAGGTGCTTTCAATTCTCGGGAGGAAGCCGCGTCGCACGCGAAGCGTCTTCAAAAAGAAGACGCGACGTTCGATATATACGTGGTCGACATGTACAAGTGGCTGTTGATCCCCCCGGATCCCAATGTGATCGACGACGTCCATTACACCAACGAGAAGCTGGAAGAACTAATGTCTGGGTACAAGGAAAACCAAGCGATGGCGGCGAAGATGTTTGAAGAGCGTAAGCGTGATATGATTGAATCCTCCGCGAACACGTTCATGAAGCCCGGTGATGAAAATTCTAAGTATTACACGAAACCAGACGAACCACCGATCTCTCACCCAGCCGAAGTGCTCGAACGTCTGAAGAAGGAGAAGCCGGACGTCATCATGGAAGAGCTCGTGCGTGAAGCCGATGAAATCGTCGCGAATGAAATCGAAGAGCGTCGCAAGGCCAGAGAGACGAGCGTCGAGGCTCAAGACACGAAAGAAGACGGGGAAGTCGAAAAGGGTGAAGAAGTAAACTCCAACTAAATATTAAAAATAAAATCAAGCATATAATAAGTATGTTGACCATCGCATTCAACGTGGTGACCATTCTTATCGTGTTATACATTTTCGGTTTAAGCGTGAGAGACCGTGAAGTCGGGGAGCTTAAACGGAAGATGGAAGAAGAAGATCCATACGTCACGGCGACCGAAGTCGCGGAAGCAGCATCTAAAGATCCACTCGTCGTGAGTCGAGCGTATTTTCTAGATTCCAGGGATGAACCTACACCAGATTTTAAGGGATTCTCATCCTGGTCGAAGGATGACTGGTTGCATGGTTTTCCCCATGAAAAAGCCTAATATGAAGGCTACGAATATGACCACGTACGCGGTTTTGTCTAGATTCGAGAAGAGATCTATCTTTTCTTGATAGTTCTGCATGTGCATCGGTTGATGCTGTGGTGGTGGATAGTAATACATGGGTTCATGTTCAGGCTGTTCCTCGGGTGCATGCGACTCTTCCTTCTCTAAGATGTCTGGATTGTAATCGATCGGATTGCCTATATCACTCTCCATTTTATAATTTCGCGTTTTATTTTTTTAACTAGATTATTCCTCATCTTCATCTTCATCTTCATCGTCTACAATAAATCCAGCCAAATTACCGTTTTCGTCGGCGTCTTCATCGTCGTCTAAATCGGAGTCGGATTCAGATTCAGTTTCGGAATCGTAATCGTCTTCATCGAAATCGACATCATCTTCGTCGCTGAAGTCATCTTCAACGTCTTCAATGATTTCGAGGCGTTCTGGTGCTTTAGAAATTCTACCCGATCGAGTCTTAATGACAGTCATTTATACTTTTTAATGATTACATCTTTAAGTCCGTCTATACATGTATTCGAATTCTATGGTTATTTTGTTCATTATTTCGTTTAATTCTTCTGCGACCGATGTATCCGTTGAAGTCACATATAGGCCGAGTTCTTCTATATTATGCATCGCGCGTTCGAGGAGTTTGCGTGAAATATCCTCATGACCACTAAATTCTCTGGCCATGTTTATGTTTGCTAGGAATTCTCGGTATAAAATACCATTTATACCCGAGTACTTATGAGTTTCCTTAATGAGATTATTGATGACGTCTGGATCAGTGCCACATCTCACCATTTTAGAACTCATATAAATGATCGCGAGCAAGAAAACGACCGCTAACATTTATAATTTAGATACTATTTTATCTATAAGCCTGTGTTTTCGAGTCGAACACTTACAGTTCTGTTGTATTTCACTCTTTACCACCGTAAACGTTGCATTCGTCGAACACACCCGACACACGTGATTCGTGGTGATCACACTCTTTTTACCCCTCTCTTTGTTAATCTTATGTATTTGTAGATTTTCGTCATCGATCATGTACTTCTTGATGTACATTTTCAAATCCTCGTTTGGATCCACCTTGGGCGCTTCTGTTATCTTTTTCTTTGGTGGGGATTTATACTTCGTGACTTGAAGTCGGTCGACGATCGTCGGTGGAAGTTGGTGTCGTCTACCCGAAAAATCCTTACAAAATCCATAAAAACGACCTCGCATGGTTTCGCATCGACAAAAACATTTTTGGGATACGGTATCACCCAATACGTGAAACCAGACATGATTTGATCCATGATTTCGTTTTGTATTTTCACAATATTTAGAGGTCGTGGCCACGAGGTAACTGTTTTTTTCTTTATAAATATTTTTGATTCTCGCGTGCGCTTGTCCTTCCATATTTTTTCGAATGAACGTTTCCAAGAGCGCGCATGTCTCGGGATCTTTGAGTTCATTCTTTGTTTGGTTCGCCGTAAAATCACCCTCCGTTTTCATCTGACGCGCACCTTCTATTACGTTTGGTTCGGTGCACTCACTGCGCAGTGTGGCCATCTCCATGATTTCGACCGTCGGTTCCGGTGATATTTTTTGAAACATGGACAGGGGTCCATGTTTGTACATGAGCACGGGCAAATATTCACTCTGTGTTTCTTTACCCACGCGATTACACGCCGCACACCCTTTTCCATTACACGCCCTGTGTGTCACCCACTTGTGTGAAAACGGCATTCTGAAACCACTCCCACGCGTATTTCTTTCACTGCTTCCATACACGGAGAGATCCACGATTTCATTCCAATCCTTCGAACCGTACACGAGAGTTAATGTATTTATCACGTGTTCCCTGAGCGCTAAAGCGGAAGAACGATTCACCGGAAAATTCGGCCAGTTGATGTGTACACCCGTTTTTATCAGATCCCCGACACTCTTGGGTTTAGATACACACACGAGCGCGTCTTTACCGCCGTATTTGGAAACCTTATCACATATGACTTTACACACTCGTTGTATTTCCTCGATGGTCATCGGGTCATCATCTTTATAATCGAGATCGACGAAAAAGTTATAGGCGTCGACGGTTTTTTGTTCGACGAGATACACCTTTTCATTCAAATTTATGCACTCCACGTATTTTTTATAAAAATCATTCAATCTATCAAACGGTACGGACAGCACACCGCCGTCCATGAACACGTGTGATGGATTGGGGTTCTTTTCAAAGAAGCCATGACTTTTGCACCACTCCTTGAACATACTTACCATTACATGTATTTATTCTTTTAATCTTCTTCGCCGTATTCAATGTCACACCACATGGTCTTTCTATAAGAAATGTCTGGATACACGGGTTCATCTTCTGATAATTTCTTCTTGATGACCAAAAGTTCGTACACCTTATCTTCTTTGTGTTCCTCTATGTATTGATTCGCCTTTTTGGGTGTGTATGAATACCTATTTATTAGTAAATCGTGTATTTGCATTAAAATGTAGTTCTTTGACTTCATTATTTAATAGCAAAGGATTTTCTATTTAAGGATGTGACACACGAATAGAAATCCGGATTTTCTAGAATGTTCTTCGTGATACGATCCCACTGTTTTTTCAATCTGAATTCCTGGAGAGTATCGAAAGACATGAAATCATTTTCATCGTGTGTGCGTTTTATTGGTTGTTTTTGTATTTTTTTAATTATTGTTTTTTGTTTTTCATCATTGAACTTTCGCACGAGTTCCATTTGTTCTGGTTTTGTGTAATTCACAAAGAATACAAAAACGTTATATTCGAGATCCACGGTCGGACTCTCTTTTACTGTAAATTTAAATTCCGTATATTCGCCTTTCTTCAAAGAGACCACACCACGTGTCTCTTCTTCAAGTTCGCGAAGGGCACACCGAATTGGATTGAAAATCTCTCTTCGGCGACATCCCCCGGTCACGAATATCCAGTCTTTAAAGCGCTTATCTCTCACCGTAAGGAATGTTGGTTTATCACCCGTAAATATTACCGGTACCGCTATAGCTTTATATTTTTTCATTGCGTGATTGCAAGTTATAATTCTCTGAGATGTTAATTTTCTTCGGTCTCGGCGATTTTATTTACGTGTACCAGTTCCTCATCTTCGTCTTCGTCTTCCGCGTCGTCATTACGACGAAGGGGGGTTGAAGGTTGTGGTGGTGTGTGCGCTTGAACGATTTTATTACAGAAACCTTTGATGTTTTCGATGTCACTCTTTGCCTTCGTAAACTCCTTATACATGTAGGCAGTCGCAGCGATACAAACTATGATGGCCACGATCGTGAGCGTTTCGCGGTCAAAAGACAACATATTTATGTAATAGAAACGTTAAATCTTTTTAAGTAGCTTCCTCCTGATTGACGGGGGAAATGAATTTTTCGAGTGTCCTGGATTTTGGATCATACGTGAGCACGAACACAAACCCTAGAAGAAACAAATACTTCCAAAGCATTTGTTATTAGTGTGTAAATAAATTTAATTAGAGTACATCAAACCACCCATACCGTTTTCAATGCGGAGGATGTTGTAGTTGACAGCGTACACATCAGCGTCGAAGGTGCCAGAATCGATCATGAAACGAGCGGAATCCAATCGGCTGAAGTTAAGAGAACCCGTTGGCTGGAGCTTGGAGGTTTCGAGGCAGAATGGGTACAAGAACATGGTTTCATCGCTACCACGCACTTCGGTTGAGGCGGTGTGATAGTACTTAGTGCACGCGGTGTAGTGTGGGTTCACTGGCTTGGCATCCGTAACATCGGTACCGTTGATTTGCAATCGAATCTTACTGTTAATGAAAGCGAGGTTGCTTGGGTTGTAAGCCGCGAGATACTTGATTGGGTGGTTGTAGTTCACCTCTTGGATGGCGGAACCGGATTGGGTGGAACGTTGGGTTTGGGTGATCACCATGTTTTGTGGGAGAGACGCCAAAGTAGTGCGTTCATCGGTATCCAAGTAGATGTATTGCGCGTGGACTTCATAGTCTCCGACAACTGGGGTATCCCACGTGATACGCAATTCCACGTCATGGTACTGGAGCGCAATCAATGGGATCGCGGATTGCCAGTTTTCACAGAACGAAAATCGGAGTGGGTAGAACGACCAAGGAGCGCCAGCGCCGGCACTGGTGGACTTGGAATAACTCTGAGCCATCGTAACTGGGGCGATGTACTGAGAGAAGTGGGAGGTTTGTTCATCGATGACTTGACCACCAATCAAAAGCTCCACCTTTTTGATTCGATTGATCCAATCGGACGCTGCGAGTGCCTGTGGGGTGCGACGCGTGATGTAGCAGTAACCGAGGAGGTCACCCTTGCGTTCGAAACGAACGGTAGAGATACCACCCGCGGTTGGAGTCCCCTGGAGCACTTGGCGCTCCACGGTTTGGGCAAAGTTCGTGTGACGACGATAGTTAGATCTGAAGAAGCTGACTTCGGGTTGACCGACGAGATGGGCATCCTGGGCACCGACGGCGACGAGTTGGGCAATACCACCAGACATTTTATATATATTGAGGTTATTTTTTTAACTGGGTCATCTTTACATGATGGATAACATCTAAAGATAACGAGAGGTTGTTTCGATCAACCGACTTTTGGGTCCCCCAATAGAACACTTATGTTTTATGGGCCCAACACGCTTCCACTGCGTCATCTCGTTTGCACCAAAGGAGATTTGAACTCCTGACCTCGAGCTTACTAAACGCGCGCTCTACCCCTGAGCTATTGGTGCTTGGTCTCCGTCTCGGGGTTTCGATCCCCGTACTTTGAGGTTAACAGCCTCACACTCTTCCGATTGAGTTAAGACGGAATGGGTCCGGCCTAGGTGATTCGAACACCTGACCCATGGAGGGTTATATCATACTACTACAATCCATTGCTCTTCCAACTGAGCTAAGGCCGGATAAAGCTCCCACCTGGACTCGAACCAGGGTTGTTGGATTCAAAGTCCAAAGTGATGACCACTACACTATAGGAGCTATATGATTATTACTTTCTTTTTCTTTAACCTCATTTACATATTTAAAATGATACATCACTAATGAAAATAAACCGGCCGATACATTCGTAATTATCATGGGAATGACTCGGTAATGCACGGAATATACGAGCGCTAA